CAGCCGTGTTGGTAGTATGTCGATCGGGTTAGCGCCGATTTGGAGCGCCATCGTATGCACAGCTAACGAACACTGCTTTATGTGAGCAAGCTACCAACAACCTACAAGGGAACACATGGCAACAAAAAAATCTACTGAAGCGGTAAGCGCTCGTCGGGAGCAACTTCGGGAAGAACACGCCACTGCTGTCCGCGAAAGAATTCAAGTAAGCAAGCTGGTTCAGGTTCTCGAAGACCTCGCCCTCGGAAAAACAACTGGCCCGAAGATGACGGCCACTCGGCTTAAAGCCGTTGAGATGCTTCTCGACAAGACTTTGCCGAACCTCGCGTCCGTCAAGCATGAGACAGATGCGAAGAATGTTACATTCATGATTGGTACAACCTTCGCAAAGCCTGAATGACTGTCATCCAATACAACCCGCCCGGACAAGTGGCCGCTGAGTTCCACAACTCTATGGCCGATGTCCGAGGAATCAAAGGGCCAGTAGGCTCCGGAAAATCCTCAACCTGTTGTATGGAAATCGTCAAGCACTCCCTCAAGCAAACTCCACACAATGGTTGGAGAAAAGCAAGATGGGCAGTCATCCGGAACACCTACCCCGAACTCAAGTCCACCACAATCAAGACTTGGCAGACTTGGTTCAATGACGAACTGGCTCCCATCAGGTGGGATGCACCGATCACCGCCCACATGAAGATCAAAGATTGTGGTGACGGCAACGGACTCGACCTCGAAGTCATCTTCATCGCTTTAGATAAAGCCTCCGAAACCGGCAAACTGCGATCCCTTGAACTCACCGGAGCATGGATCAATGAAGCCTCAGAGGTTCCGCATGAAGTCTTCAACATGGTCACTCAACGTATCGGTCGTTACCCCGCGAAGACTCACGGCGGCGGCCCCGTACATCCGTGCGTCATCCTCGATACCAACCCGCCTGACGACGATCACTGGTATTACAAGATTGCAGAAGAAGACACCCCCCAAGGATGGGAATTCTTTAACCAACCGGGTGGTCTCATTCGTATCCAAGAAGGCGATGATGTCCGGTATGACCCGAATCCAGAAGCGGAGAATGTGTTCAATCTTCCTCAAGGGTATGAGTATTACCTGAAGATGGTCAAAGGCAAGACGGACGACTGGATCAAAGTCTTTGTCCTCGGCCAGTACGGAACAACCGCTGACGGCAAACCCGTCTACCCAGAATACAACGACAGAATTCACACCGCCGAAGAAGAGATCGAAGTCAACAGAGGACTTCCACTCTACCTCGGCTGGGACTTTGGACTCACCCCCGCCTGCATCGTCGGACAGATAACTTCAAGAGGACAACTCGTCATCCTTGAGGAATTCGTGGCCGAAGACATGGGCATCAGACAGTTCGCTCAGGAGATCGTCAAACCCGCTTTGATGACCACCTACTCCGGCATGAGATTCATCTCCGCTGGTGACCCAGCAGGAACCCATCGCTCACAAGCGGATGAGAGAACCTGCTACCAAGAACTCCTAGAAGCGGGGATTGCAAGTGAGCCAGCCAGTACAAATGATTTCATACCACGCAGAGAATCTGTTGCGTACTTCCTCAACAAGTTGGCTGGGGGAGAACCGGGATTTCTTCTCTCGCCAAACTGCCGCCAACTACGCAAGGGTTTCCTTGGTGGCTTCCGGTATGAAAGACTCAAAGTCGCCGGAGAAAGATACCGCGACAGACCAGTCAAAGACAGATACAGTCACCCACACGATGCCCTCCAGTACCTCTGCCTAGCGGCACGAAGCGGCAGAGTTGAGGTGAGAGCAAGACCAGTTAAAAAAGCGTCCAGCAAAGCATGGGCATGAGGAATAAACCATGACACAGGTGTATCAGGCAGTCGCGCCAGTCGAAGCAGACATCAGCGCCGTCCAAGCACAAGGCGTGGACAACTCCGACCTGATCGCGCTTGGCATCTCTGGACACATCAACTCCTGCTGGACTCAAGCGAAGATGGCAAAGCAGGACATCACTGAGCGCTTACTTCAGTGCGAACGCCAGCGCCGTGGTGAATACGACCCTGATAAAGCCATCGACATCGCCGAAACTGGCGGGTCGGACATCTTCATGATGCTGACAGACGTGAAGTGCGCCGCCGCCAAGTCGTGGATTCAGGACGTAATGCTCCAAGCACCCCGTCCTTTTGACCTCGTTCCCGCACAAGAACCCCAGATTCCCCCTGAAGTTCGTCTGTCGATCATTGATTTGGTCAGAACAGAAGCTGAAGACTACGTCTTGGCCGGACAAGAACTCCACCCAGAGACCTTCCGCAAGCGGATGAACGAAGTCCACGACATGATTTCTTTGCGGGTCAAGGAAGAAGCCAAGGCCACCGCAGAAAGAATGGCTCAGGTTATCCAAGACCAGCTGGATACCGGCAAGTTCAAACCTGCCATGCAGGACTTCATCGACGACTTCGTCACCTTCCCGACCGCCATCCTCAAGGGGCCAAGCGTTCGCCGCAAAAAGCAACTCCAGTGGGGGCCAAACTTCACACCCGTTGTCGTCAACGACATGGTGCGTGAGGTCTCTCGGGTTTCTCCATACGACATCTTCCCAAGCGCCAACTCAATGGGCGTGGATGATGGCTTCCTGATTCAAAGACACCGCCTGTCCGCCAAGACGTTGGAATCTCTCAAGGGCGTTCCCGGCTACTCCGACGACGACATCGATCAAGTCATCATCCGCTACGGAAAGGCTGGCTACCGATACAACGAGTTCGGCGACCAACAGAGAGATGACCTCGAGGGCAAGACGAATTCCCAGATGCACAACGATCACCTGATCGAAGCACTGGAATTCTGGGGGCCTGTGATGGGTGACCTCTTGATTCAGTGGGGCATGAAAGACGTAGAACCCAACAAGGTCTACGAAATCAATGCTTGGCAAGTTGCCAGCTTCACCATCAAGGTTGTGATCAACCCAGATCCACTGGGTGAGCGCCCCTACGAGATCGCCTCATGGAGATCTATCCCCGGAGCGTTCTGGGGTTCTGCTCTTCCGGAGAATATGCGCGACGTGCAGATCATGTGCAATGCGGCCGCACGTTCTTTGGCGAACAACATGGGCATCGGCTCTGGCCCACAGGTAGAAGTGTCTGTGGACAGATTGGCCGACGGAGAAGACATCACCCAGATGTATCCTTGGAAGATCTGGCAAACCACCTCTGACAAAACAGGCGGCGGTCAAGCTGGCGTTAGGTTCTTCCAGCCTGAGATGAAGGCCGCTGAACTGATGGGCATCTACAACCAGTTTGCCAAGCAAGCAGATGAAGTGACCGGCATCCCGAACTACATCTACGGATCTGGCTCTGGTGCAAGTGGCGCTGGCCGCACAGCCTCTGGCCTTTCCATGCTGATGGACAACGCCGCCAAGGGAATCAAGACCGCCGTCGGAACCATCGACGATGTGGTCACGATGGTCGTGAACCGCTTCTACGTTCACAACATGATCTACAACCCAGACCCCTACATCAAGGGTGACTTCCGGGTGATCGCCAAAGGCGCAATGGGATTAATCGCCAAGGAACAGATCCAAGTTCGTCGCAACGAATTCCTGAATCTGATCCTGAGCAACCAGATCGCTCTGCAAATCGTCGGCCCAGAGGGAGCGGCATACCTTTTGAGGGAAACCGCAATGGGTCTCCAGATGGACACCGACAGATTGGTTCCGTCGACAGAGATGATGAAGTTCAAAAAAGAACAGATCGAGATGGCAATGCAACAGCTTCAAGCCGCAATGCCACAACAGATTGCCGCACCAGAGGCGACAAACCCTGCCGGAGACCAAGCGCCTCCACCCATGAATACCGTACAACCCCAACAAGGAGTATCAGCATGATGAAGAAAACAGCCAAGAAGGGCATGATCCCCGCAGGCTACGCCAACGGTGGTAAAGCCAAGAAAGAAGAAGGCAAGGGTCACGCCAAGAAAGAAATGGCCGCTCTGAAGAAGGGTGGTGCTAGTAAGAAAATCATGATGGCCGAAGCCAAAGAATACGGCATGAAGATGGCGAACGGCGGCAAGGCATTCAAGCCATGCGCTGGTTGCCCAATGCCCAAGAAATGCATGGCTATGGGCAAGTGTATGAAGGGTGGAAAATGATTGCCCAGATTATTGAGCGAGCCAAGGCTTTGGTCGCCAAGATCAAAGAACAAATCAACAAGCTGAAGGAAAAGAAATGAAACCAGATTGGCAAAACAAGAGCTATGCAAAGTCAAGCTCACCTACTGGCCCCTCGACCACACACGCCAAATTAAAAGTTGGCATGTCCAGCTTGCACAGCAAGATCAGTGCGGCCAACAACAACATGCCCAAAGCCCCCAAGCCTGTTGTTCGCAAGTTCGCTGACGGCGGATCTGTTCGCACTCGCTCTGACGACGAGATCGGAGATACCGATCCACGTACTGGGAAAGTAGATCCCGGCAGTTACGATCGCCGAATGAAAGCAGGGGAAGAAAATCTGAACCGCCTGAAATCTGCTGTTGAATCTGTCCGCTCTTTCTTCTCAAGAGACAAAGCCCCCGAGTCCTCTCCTTCCAACATCACTGGCAACTCAGGCATGAAGGACTCTGATGTTGCGAAGAAGCAAGCCATGTCCGGCGGTATGGATTTTGAGAAGAAGGCCGAGACAAAAGCAGAGTCAAAGGTAGAAGCAAAAGCAGAAGAGCCTCGCCGCAAGATAGAAGACTACATGGTAAAGAAAGAACCAGAGTCTGCCGCTGTAGTGCAACCAAATACTGTTGTACAAGCTCTAGCCCCTGCGCCAGCCGCAAATGCTTCTGCCGCAAATGCGCCAGACGCAAATGCTTCTAACCCACCTTCTCTTGTTCGTTCTAGCAACACCCCGAAGACCGTCAAGAAAAAGAAAAAATCAACCATCGCTCGCTCTAACCAAGCCGGTCAGTCTGTAAAAGACATCGAGAAGATGATCGAAGATAAAAAGAAAATCAAAGACAATGCAGGTAAAAAAGGCGCGGCTGATTTCAATAAACTTTGGCAAAGCAGGTAATGCTTCAAAAGCCAAGCATTCAAGTTCTTAACGCCCTTGCATCGCTCAAGGGCAACAACCAGTTTGAGACCATCCTTCAATGGATGGAGGCCTCACTACAAGACCTGTACCGAGACAGTGCCAGTACAAAGGACGAAGTCCTCTGTCGTTGGCAACAAGGAGCGGCGCAGGCTGTCAGTGAGTTTTTAGAAAAATCAAAGGATGCCGAAGAGGTAATCCGAAAATTGCGGTAGATGGTCGAAAGACTGTCTAGCGGCATATTGCCGCAACAGGTGCTGGCCTATCCCAGCAACCGTTGAACACCGAACAAATCACTCGAATACCGCAAGACTCGAATGTGACTGTCTCGGCTCACGGAGAAAAGATGTCTACATTGCCTCGTGCTGTCATCGACGCTGAAAAGCGGGCAGATGAAATTTTGGAAAGTTTGTCAAAGCAGAACCAGATGGAAGTTCAAAATCCTCAGCCACCCGCTGAATCGATTGAGACTCCTGCTCCCCAACCTCCTACCGACTCCACGCCTCCTCAAGAGGAAAGCTGGGAACACCGATTCAAGGTTTTACAAGGGAAGTACAACGCAGAAGTTCCGCGCTTTGCACATGAGAATAAAGATTTGAAGAGCCGTCTTCAATCTCTAGAGGATCAACTCGAAGAGATGAAGAATGCAAAACCTCCTGAACTACTGGTGAAGCCAGAGGAGATTGAGCAATACGGTGAGGGTTTGATTGACGTAGCCCGTCGAGTTGCCAGAGAAGAACTGGCCTCTAAGGATGCGATGATCGCAAAACTCAGATCCGAAATTGATTCAGTTAAATCTGTTCAATCACACGTCGTTCAAGATAGCTTCTTTAGATCATTGACTGAAATGGTTCCCGACTGGGAGGCCCTCAACGCAGACACCAATTTTTTAAATTGGTTGGATGAAGTTGATGACCTAACAGGAGAAACCAGACAGGCGCTTCTCGGCAGAGCAGAACAGTCGCGTGATCCAGTCCGTGCGGCAAAGTTCTTCAACACGTACAAGAAGATGTCACAAACGTGGGCGGCAAAAAGCGCCGCATCATTGGAACAGCAAATCGTCCCCTCTACAAACCAAGCTCCATCGACACCGCAAGCGAAGAAGATTTGGACTCGCGCAGAAATTACAAATTTCTACGACAGAGTGAGACGAGGATCTATTTCAGATGCAGACGCAATTGCCATTGAAGCTGATATTGCATCAGCGTCAGTCGAGGGTCGTATTCGATGACCCAAACAAATCAATCTTTTTTTAAGGAAATATCATGTCTTTAGGCGTATCCGGCGCACCATCAGCGCTTATCTCTGGTGCATATCCTCAGTATTCAACTGCCAGTACAACCAAGTTCATCCCTGAAGTTTGGTCTGGTAAGTTGCAAGCTAAGTTCTACAAGAGCACTGTTCTTGCAGAGATCACCAACAACGATTGGGAAGGCGAGATCAAGGGTCAAGGCGATAAAGTCTATATCCGTTCAATCCCCACCATCACTATCCGTTCATACACAAAAGGTATGAACCTGACAAACGAAGTCCCAACTTCTACTCCTTTGGAATTGAACATTGACCAAGGTCAATACTTCTCCGTGGTGTTGGATGATGTGGATGCCGTTCAAGCCGACGTTAAGTTGATGGACATGTTCACCAACGATGCCAGCGAGCAAATGAAGATCACCATCGACGCAGATGTGTTGAATGGTGTGAAGGCTGGCGCGGCAACCGCCAACAAAGGCGCATCTGCTGGCGCTATCTCCGGCAACATCAACTTGGGCGCAACCTACGCTACTCGTGCCATCAGCAAGACCAACGTGTTGGACTTGATTTTGGACATGGGCCAAGTGTTGGATGAGCAGAACGTCCCTGAGACTGGTCGTTGGTTGGTCATTCCTTCTTGGATGGCCGCGATGATCAAGAACTCTGACCTGAAGCAAGCGTACTTGACCGGCGACAGCCAGTCTCCCTTGCGTAACGGCAAGTTGGGCATGATCGACCGCTTCACCCTGTACGTCTCCAACAACCTGCCAACAGCCACCGATCTGGGTTCCGACTCAGCTACCGGCGGTACAGGCACTGCTGTTGACGTTGCTGGCTGGAACATCCTTGCCGGTACTCGCGACGCGATCTCTTTCGCTTCACAAATGGCAAACGTCGAAACCATCCGCGCTCAATCCACTTTCGGTAATATCGTCCGTGGTTTGAATGTGTACGGCTACAAAGTAACCAAGCCTGAAGCATTGGTCAACGCTCTGGTTTCCAAAGCCTAAGCAGTTGCCGAGGGATTGGGGGAGGCTTCGGCCTCCTCCCTTTTTATGCTTTATATACGCAACACCCAAACCAGCAAGCTCCATGCTTACGATAGATCCTTACTTGAGTTTGGATACTTCGTAGAGTATGAGGACGATCCACGCGATCCGCCAAAGAAGACGAAGGACATCACGTTCTACAACTCTGCGTTGGGTATCGGGGATGCTGTTTGCGGAATGTATGCGGCTTGCGGGATAGCAGATCAAGGTTTCAATGTCACGTTCCATACAAGACATGTCGACTGGCTCTCTGCTGTTTCGCATCCTAATGTCAGCATTTGTCAAGAATCAGACCTCTTTGCAAATGCAAATCTTGATTACGGCGGACAGCTTAAATCTGGTGTTGTCGGCGGGTCAAGACCAAACTGGTACATCAAAAGCCTCCAGCGTTACTACGAGATCCCTGATTGCACGGCCAAGAGACCAGCAAATGTGGCCGAGTACCTTAAAACCGAGAAGCTGGCGATCATCGCCCCTCTTAGTGTTTGGTCAGTTCGATCTTGGAACGCCGACAGATGGACAGATCTGTCAAATCTGTTGACAGATGCGGGCTATGTAGTGGCAACCATAGGCTCCGGTAGAGGTAAAGAACTTGTTGAGAAGATTCCTGCGGACAGGTTTCTTTGGGATATGCCAATCAAAGAAGTGATTGAACTGATTGGCAGTGCGACAATCCTGTATGGCAATGACAGCGGCATGGTTCATGTGGCTGGACTGCTTGGAACGCCAGCAGTTGTTGTTCTTGGCCCGACCAACAAGAACTTTGTTTTTGATTGCGGAGAATCTATCGTTGGGATAAGCTCTGACATGCCATGCACTGGGTGCTATTGGCAGAGAGATCGGGGCTGGGACGAGCGATGCTCAAAAAACTGTGAGTCTTTGCAGTCAATCAGACCAGAATCAGTATTCCAGTTGGGAGAATCGCATGCACATGAGAAACAAACGCACGGGTCGTCTGGTGGTTTACGACGAAAAACTGCTGGAACTGGGGTACGAGCTAGTTCAAGAAGAAGAAAAGCCGAAGAAGCCGACGGATGACGAGGTCTCCGTCAAGGACGAGATCGCAGTCAAGCTCTACAAAGAGGCCGCATGAAAGCCAAAGACGTTAAACGAGAGGGCGGCAAGCTCATCTACCACGGACAGGAGTTCGACGGCTTTAACAAGCCGAAGAATGCGCCAGCAGGGGCAAAGCAAAAGAAGGTTGTCCTTGCCAAAAAGGGCGATGAGGTCAAGCTCGTGCGCTTTGGTTTACGTGGAATGGAAGACTTTACCCAGCACAAAGACCCAGAGCGTAGGAAGAATTACCTTGCGAGGTCAGCGGGGATCAAGAACAAAAGCGGTCAGCCCACCAAGGATGATGTGTTCAGTGCAAATCACTGGGCTAGAAAGGTACTTTGGTAGTATAAATGGCAACATTTCAAACTGTAATGGACGATGCTCGGGTAATACTCAATGATCAGATCACTGCGTTGAACCCAGACCCTCGATATACGGAGGCCCAGTTGATGAGCTACGCTCGCTCGGCGCTGATTGAGGCTCGACGGGTGCGGCCAGATCTGTTCCTTTCCAACTTGACCACTTCCTTTGCCGCATACACAGCGGCATCGACGATCCCGATCTCTGATGACTACCTGCTTGCAATGGTGGACTACGTTGTTCATCGGGCAGAGTTGAGAGACGATGAGTTCGCAGTGGATGGTCGCTCGGCCACCCTGTATCAGAAGTTCAAATCTGGCTTGTTGGGGATCACATGAAGACACTTGAATCATTCCTGCCAGAGATCCTGCCGGACGTACCCGGATGCCCATCCGATATGG